GCGGTAGGAATGGACTTGACAGACCTATTTCCTAACGACAACAATTTAGACCGATTAAAGGCAAACCATATCAACAAACCAGTACGCAGACCGTTTTACGCATCAGACCTGCTGAAAATAATCCAATTTGAAGCCCTTTTAACGTCCGTAGCGGCGTTTGATTTGAGTCAGGGTAGGCAGGTATCGGAAGTAGACAGAAAACGGCTTAAAACCGCTGTATCCAGAATCAACGAAGCCGTTAGTTACATCTAGGGGAAGCAATGACGATTGAACTAGCGAGAGGAGAAGCTGAGGAACTGCTGAATATTTTACGGATGGTGTACTCGAATCACGAGCTAACGAAGGCCATTAGTAATCGGCTAGCCGGAGATGTACTGATTGAGTTACCACCTGAGCCTGTTGAGGAAAAGCCTGTTGCAGAGTGGAAAGAACTGTCTACGGCAGAGATCAAGACACTTTGGAACGTAACTAAGAAACCTAGTGAATTTGCCAGTTTGCTGCTGGCTAAAGTAAAGGAGAAGAACTATGACTGATATGGTGAATCATCCCCCGCATTACAACACAGGCGGGATCGAGGCGATTGACTACATTGAAGCGAAGCAGTTGGATTTCCATCTTGGCAACGCAGTTAAGTACATTAGCAGAGCCGAACACAAAGGAACGTATACGCAAGATTTAAAAAAGGCGATATGGTATTTGAATCGTGCCATTGAAGCTAAGGAGAAGATCAATGAGTCTTGAGACAAGAGCGATAGAACTAGACGAGGCTAGGAAGGCTCGAATCCTAAAGTCAGAGAGTATTGACGTTGAGAAGTACTTACATTCAAACGACGTAACGATACGGGTGAAGAAGGCTAGGGACTGGCTGGATTCGGTCAAGGAGTCTTACCTATCAGAAACAGTAGAGAAGAAGATCGTCATGCCTTGGGTCAGAACCCATGATTCTTTTGCTTATCGTGAGGGTGAAGTAACCGTTTATGCTGGTAGTAACGGCGGTGGTAAATCCCTGATTACGGGTCAAATCGCCATGCACCTAGTCAAACAGGGTCAGTCAGTCTGCATAGCGTCGTTTGAGATGAAACCTGAAAGAACGCTACAGAGGATGCTAAGACAGTTCTCCGGGGAATCATTGGATGATCCGTTGACACATGATAGGGCAGGATTTATCACGAAGATGGTTGACCGGATGGATAAGTTTCTATCCGACCGGATGTACCTTTACGACCAGCAGGGAACTACGTCACCGGAAAAGGTGATTGCTATGTCGAGGTATTGCGCCGTAGAACTAGGGGTAAAGCATATCTTTATCGACAGCCTGATGAAGTGCGTCAAGAACGAAGATGACTTTAACGGTCAGAAATCATTTATCGACGAGCTAACGGCACTCGCTAGGGATCATAACGTACACATCCACCTAGTCCACCATATCAGGAAGCAACAGACGGACGAGACACAGCCGAACAAGAACGACCTGAAGGGGTCAGGGAGCATTTCGGATCAGGTGGATAACGTCTTTTTGGTGTGGAGAAACAAGAAAAAAGAAAACCAGAAGAACCGGGGTGAATTGATAGACGAGACACAGCCAGATACCTTCCTAATGTGCGAGAAACAGAGGAATGGTGACGGTCAGGAATGGTACGGACTTTGGTACGACAGTCTGAGTCAGCAGTTTGTGGAGAGGATAGGGGCGAGAATTGACTTTGACAACCGAGGAAGTTTCAAAGCATAGGTGTGAAGTCCGTCAAGTTTTGGCTTGGCGTACTGAGGACAGGGGCAAGGCGATGGACTATCTGGCTAGGGTCAAGGGTGACAGGCGGGATAGGCTAGAAAAGGATTGCCGAACCCAGTGGGAACGTGGAAACCGTGGCAAATGGGGGGATTGGCGTGGTCTATAAACGGGTGGATTCAAATCAAGTGCAAATCGTGAGAGAGCTAAGACGCTTGGGGATGGAAGTCGAGCATCTGCATAGCGTAGGCAAAGGCTGTCCCGACATCTTAGTAGGTTGGAAGGGTAAAAACTGTCTGTTGGAGATAAAGCGGGACGATAAAGCCAAGCTAACCCCGGATCAGGTCTTATGGCATCACAGTTGGAAAGGTCAGGTAGCTGTTGTCACTAACGTAATTGACGCAGTTAAAGCGGTAAAAGAGGTTTGTAGGCTTGACTGATACCGTCCGAATAGGTACTATGGCCTTGTCTATGTGCGGTCATAGATAAAAATCAAAGCCCTTTAGCTTTGGTTCTCATCCTTTAAATAGGAACGTGACCGCACACGGAGAGCCAAACCTAGAGGGCTTTTTTATTGTTTAGGTCGTACTGGTCACGTTAGAAATGAACCCATGTTCGGGGTTGCTGCCAAGGAAACCGAGTGCGCTTTATTGACAGGACGGCGCAGCAGACTTGCTACAGGTACTTGCATAAACAAGGCAGAACGGTTGATATACGGATGAGCCACGATACGGTTGCCTTGGAAGATGAATGTAGCCCCGAGAGGGATTAGCCAGTGTGGGAAGTGGGTAAAGATCAACCCCTCGTCCTGTCCTATCGCCTAATGTAAATAGTATTAAGCTATAGCAATACGTTAGCCTATAGAAATAAATGTGTTTACGTAAGGCAATAGATTATTTAGGATTTGTTTGTACCGACTTGGTACTAACTAGGGGAGCAACATGGAATCAATCAAGATTGAAGGTGTAGAGCAGCACCAAGGCATTTACGTTGACACCATAGGCGAGGATGTCTGGGTCAACATCATAGTCAGAAATGGTAGTGCGAATCTCTGCATAACGCCGGAGAACGCTGAGAAGCTAGTTGAGGCATTGCGAATCGCTATCGTAGAGGCTTCAAATGAAGGTTGATCCTCACGAGGCAATCGACTTTATCTACCGAAATTCTACGGCTTACGCCAAGGCTAAGGCTGAGGTAACGTACCTTGAGGAGTTTCGCAAGAGTAAGAAAGCAATCCTGTTCAGTCAGGCTATCGGTAATACGGTAGCTGACAGGGAGAATCAGGCTTACGCTCATCCGGAGTATCAAGCCTTACTAAAGGGGCTTCAGGCGGCTGTAGAGGCTGCTGAGGAGCTTAGATGGCAATTGATAGCAGCACAGGCTCGTATCGACGTATGGCGGTCTCAGGAGGCCAGTAATCGGACGATGGATCGGGTAACTCAATAGGGGATAGACATGGAATACACAATACCAGACGATAGCAATTTGGCACAATGTGAGTATTGCGGTTGGGTAGTAGACTGGGATGAGGTTCCGAGGGCTAGGGACTTATCCGGAGAGATCGTTACCTGCTGCGAGGAATGTAACGAGGGCGAGTCGTTTGTAAATTATCCGTCTAAGAGGTTTGCGCTTGCGGAAAAAAGAACGTGAATTCTTATCCGAGATTGCTGACATAGGTTGCATATTATGTTACAAACTTGGATACGCAGGTACTCCTGCTGAGATTCATCATATTAGGGGGGTAGGGTTAGGACTGGGAGTCAGGAATTCTCATTCTAACGCTATCCCCCTTTGTCCTGAGCATCACAGAGGTAATACTGGGTATCACGGTTTGGGTCGTAAGGCATTTGAACGACGGTATTCCGTGACTGAATCTGAACTGCAAGACTTAGTTATGGAGTTGCTAAATGAAAAAGATGTCTAAGGCTCAAAAGAAGGTCGGTAAAGTTTTAGGTGAGTTCAAGGAAGGTACTCTTCATAGCGGCAAGGGTGGCAAGGTCGTAACTAACCCTAAGCAAGCCGTAGCTATTGCTCTTAGCGAGGCAGGTATGGCTAAGAAGGCTAAGAAGAAATGAAGGCCGGACTCTACAGTAATATCCACCGAAAACGTGAAAGGATCGCTGAAGGTTCTGGCGAGAAGATGCGTAAGGTCGGTTCAAAAGGTGCGCCAACTGCTAAGGCGTTTAAGGAATCAGCTAAGACAGCCAAGCCGAGGAAAAAATGAAGAACGGTCAAAAGAAATCTGACAAAGAGTTGCTAAAAGAGTATCTCGACGAAGAAAAAGAAAAGAAAAAGAACGGTGTTAATGAGATAGAAATCGAGATCAAGA